CTTCGTCGTCTCGGTGTATGACAGACTAGTTCTTACTGGTCGATATAAGACTAGTGAGAATAAATATCGCGAAGAGAAGATAGCTGAGATAAAGGACATTAATGGGGAAGGCCACCACGTTAATGCGTTGCCTACATCATCAGCGCTCATAAAGCGAGCACAAGGACTTGTGAATCGTGCAAAAGCACGAGACGCTCGTCTTGTAGCTGGTAATCTTCGTGACCACAAAAAGCAGAAGGGACGGATAATACTGCCTCAAGCTGCTTAATAAAGCTTAAATTTTGCCATAATGCACGGTAAAGCCTCTGTTAGTAATTCAAGTGTAAAGGAGAACCCTTACTAATATGTAACCGTGTTGGAACCCCATTCCACTGAGTGGACTTCATTGAAGGGTGTAGCGATACACGATGGGGAACAACTAACAAGTAGAAGTATGATAATAAAAGACCTTATTGTATCTGTTTATGATATAGAAGTCTTCCAAAACTGCTTCCACTGTTGTGTGAAAGATACAGAGAACAACCAGATTTATAAGTTCGAAATATCAGAAAGAGTCAACCAGCTAAAACAGCTGGTTGATTTCTTTTATTACTATAACGAAGGACGAATGTTCTGCGGATATAATAATCATCACTACGATGATGTGATAATGAACTATATAATCGATTTTTATTACAAGATGGATAGTATGCCATACTGGAAAGTATGTCAGTCGTTGTTCAATCTCTCACAAAAAATCATTGAATCCGAAGAAGGTGGCGATCTGCCTTTCAAAAAGTGGAAGTATGCGAAGTACTTCTATTCAATGGATTTACTCACTATGCAGTTCTCTCGTAAGTTACGTGTAGGTCTTAAGACTATGCAGGTGACTATGCACTATAAAAACGTACAAGAATATGAAGGAGACTTCGGACTCCCTATTCCTACGAGCAAGATAGACGAGATGATAGCATACAACATTAACGATGTTGAATCTACTACAGAACTCCTAAACAGATTACAGAAAGATATTGAGCTTAGACTTTTTATTGAGAAAGAGCACGGTATTGACTGTTTATCTATGGATTCTGTGAAGATGGCAGAGACCTTTCTACTTGAGAAGTTCTCAGAGAAGTCAGGTATTCCTAAAAATGTAATAAAGGAAATGCGTTCACCGATGGATTATATCCCTCTAAAGGACGTTATTCTGCCATTTATAAAATATAAAAATCCAAAGTTACAGAGCGTCTTAGAGGAAATGAGGGAACAAGTAGTTTACTCTAAGGAGCGAAAAGGCTACGAGAAGAAGTTCGTTCTCTCGAACGTGGTATATTCAATAGGAGTTGGCGGTATCCATACTATTCATACTCCTATGATATTCCTTCCCAAGGCTGACGAGTTCATAGGGCACGCTGATGTGGCGTCAATGTACCCTAGTCTGCTAATCGAATATGGATTTGGCCCTCGTCAGGGTGGAGAAATATTTCGCGAATTGTTTGCCCAATTGAAAGCCGAAAGGCTAGAAGCGAAACATACAGGTCAGAAAGTTAAGAACCAGTTCCTGAAAATTGTGCTTAACTCCCCAACGGGTAAAATGCAGCAAGAAGTGTCGTGGATGTACGATCCGTTCAATGTATTCCGCATAAGAATCAACGGACAACTGATACTTCTTTTGCTCGTAGACAGGCTTTTAGATCTCGGATGTGAGATTATTCAGTGTAACACTGATGGAGTCGTCTATAGGGCTAAAAATGGCCTTAAACAGGCTATTTCAGACGCTATTAAGGAAGTGGAGAACCTTACGCGTCTAGAGTTTGAATCTGATGAGTATGAAGCGTTCTATCAATACGCCATTAATGACTACTTTGGTGTCTTAAAAGGTGGAGAGATAGAAGAAAAGGGTATGTTTATTACTAAAAATAAGTTAGGCAAAGGACTTGCTCCGGTAGTAATACCGAAGGCAGTAATAAACTACTTTGTGAAAGGAGAACCTATTGAAGAATTTATTAAATCTGATAGAGATATCAGGGACTTTCTTATGAGCCAACAAGTTGATAAGAAGTTCGAAGTGGTGCACGGGGAAAATCGAGTACAGCGCATTAATAGATTCTACGCATCTACTGATGGACCATTCTTGTTTAAAGTAAAAAAGAACGAGAACCCTGGACATTATAAAACAACAGACCCATGGGGATATCCTTATGAGTACGATGTTCCAGAAGAAACATGGTCCAATATGCTAACAAAATCAGGAGTAACAATCCTGAATGAGTTTGATGAACGACCGATAGAGAGTCGAAAGATTAACTATCGTTACTATATCAGTGAAGCCAAAAAGATAGTTGCAGACTTCACTGAACAGCAACTAAGTTTATTTAACGATCAGCAAGATGATTATTGAAGTAAACACAAAAATCCTGGACGAGTTTCCAGGTATATCTATGAATCAGTTAGTATTCCTAAGTATGATATTGGGTAAGAATCAACCAAAATATCAAGACGTCCGCTCCGTTATCAGCCTTATAAGCGACGAAGAAATATCATACTTAGTAGAACAGGGACTAATCACCTCGATTGAGAGAGATGATAGTATTACATATCAACCTACAGAAAAGCTTGAGAAATCAGTACTTCCTAAGAAGGACTATTTCGATCTGTTCTATGAGATGTACCCTGTCTATGTCATGCGCAGTGACGGAACAAAATCTTATTTACGTGCGAATGTGAATAAGTGTCGGCATTTCTTTAACACCAAATGTGGAAAGAGCTCAGCTATGGCTGAACACCTTATAAAGTGTTTAGACTATGAGATATCTAAACGTATGCGGGAAGGCAGCCTAGGATATATGATGACTATGTGGAATTGGTTAACCCGTAGTCAATGGGAGGCCGTTGAAGAAGAGATGAACGATAATACAAAAGCCGTTAATACCTATGGAACAGAGCTTATCTAATGTTGTAAGACCAATGAAAGTTGTAGCTCAAGAAGCTATCAACTACATTGAAGGTAGGCGCAGCCACAATGTAGTCTCATTAAAGACTCGTTGGACTAAGTTTAATAGGCAATGTATGGGAGGTATAGAACCAAATACCGTTATTACCATAGCTGGCATTTCGGGATCAGGTAAGAGTAGCTTTGCTAACTGCCTGGCAACTGATATTATAGATCTTAATCCTAATGAAGATATAATAGTTCTAAACTTTTCATTAGAAATGGTTGCGTTTAGGCAAGTTGGAAGGACGCTTTCTAATAAGCTCAGGAAAACGACTTCGACTTTGTATAGTTCGGAAACGGACCTTGACGACCAGACCTTTGGTCAGGTAATAAAAGTATGCAATCAGCTAAAGGAGTATCCTATCTATTTTGTAGATATGCCGACTACTCCTATGCAAGTTCAAGAGATTATATACAACTTCTATAATACTCACGTAAAGGGTACAAAGAAGCATTTCGTGATCCTTTACGATCATGCCTTGCTGACTAAACCCATAGGCACTGTGTTGGAAACAATTGCAGAGTTACAGCGAGTATTCATTCAGGTGAAGAAACTTCCCCTGACGTCTGTGATACAAATAGCGCAGATGAATAGAAATATAGAAGCTCCAGAAAGGATTAATAACCCTATGTCGCATTATCCTATGAGAAGCGACTTGTCATCGTCCGATGCAATCTTCCAAGGCAGTGATTATGTCATGGCTCTACATCGACCAGAGATATTGAACATACAAGAATATGGTCCAAATCATTTACCGGTACAAAACAAGGTGTATATTCACATCTTAAAGAACAGGGATGCTGGTAAGCCTTGTATCCTTGAGTTCGAAAATGACCTTATGTTTAATAATCTCATCGAATGTTAATGCGTCGGACTAGTATTAACATTTTAAAAGAAAGGCTGAATTATGACAAAGTATACTTTTAATCTTAAGAACAACAGTAATAACACTTCTAACACTTGTCCCTTTTTCAATAAGTGCAATAAGTCTACAGATTATTCTAAGATTCTCGATGATCTTATTAATGCTGATATAAAGGAGAAGAATCCTTGGTTGTATACCACAAGTAGCAGCTATGCTCCTGGTAATACCATTAAGATTAACTATAATATCAACGACAACGATGATATTATTACCACAGCATGTAAGACTCTGGAGTACAATGATGCTCTGAATAAGGCTTTCAAGTTCTTTGCTAATTATAACATTGGTACTTGTCCTTTTAAGACTAACACGTTGTATAAGATTGGTGATGATATTAAGTTTATGATTCTCATCGACGGTATCCTCATCAACGACAAGATGTTCTTCTTTGATGATTTCAATGACTATTCGTTCTTGAATCTTCTGACTAAGAAGGAGAAGAAGACCATTGCTACTATTTATACTAATGGTCTGAAGATTACGATTAAGAAATAATTTAGTAATACGAAAATTATGAGCTTAGTACTACCTACACAACCAGTTCCTGCGACGTCGGTAAATCCTCAGTATTTAATACTGTACGGTCTGCCAAAATCAGGAAAGACCAGTTGCGTAGCTCAAATACCTAACAACCTGATTATTGACCTCGAGGGAGGTTCTACCTTCATAGATGCTATGGCCGTACAGGCTCGCACCATCGAGGACTTAGGCCAGATTGCTCAGGCCATTCGAGCGAAAAACGACGAAGCTGGTCATAAATTTTATAAACATATTACAATTGATAATGCTACTCGCTTAGAGGACATTTGTATGGGTTATGCCTGTACGTTGTATCGTCAGACTGAACTAGGTAAAAACTGGAAAGGTACTGATGTAACAACATTAGCACGTGGTGCTGGATATGGTTACCTACGAACAGCAGTGAAGAAGGTAATCGATATGTTCAAAGACCTCTGCGAGGAGTTCATTCTAATAGGACATGTTAAAGATAGTATCACGGATAAAGATGGCCAAGAGGTCAACGCCAAAGAAATCGACCTGGTTGGAAAGCTGGGAAAGATCGTATGTGGCATGGCAGATGCGGTTGGGTACGTTTATCGCAAAGATAACGAAACCCACATCTCATTCAAGTCTGGAGGAGATGGCACTATAATGGAAGCACGAGCCCGTCATATCGCAGGCAAAGACATCGTTATTGCCACTGGCAATGAGGATGGTAGCATAACAACATATTGGAATAAAGTTTATAAACCTGAATAATCTAAGGAACTATGTATAGTACAAAAACAGCAACTACAAACAATACTGAGTTTAGTAGTTCATATATGCCCGTAGGCATCAATGAGAACATTACCTTGAAAGAGGTAAACGTAAATAAGACACAGAATGGTCGTGACTTCTTGGAGATTATCTTCGAGAATGAACAGGGCCAGACAGCAACAATGACTGAGTGGAAGAACGAGAAGAATATGTGGATTAAGACCGATGAGGATTTACAGCGTCGTGATGATGCACAGTTTGGTCGTATTCTACAGGTATTTGATGCTGTTAAAGGTGGACATCCTGATTTCGAAGGTTCTTCATTTGTAGAAATGATTAACTGGGTGAAAGCTAACCTCGCCGATGGTGAGAATAATAAAGTTCGCCTTAAGGTTGTTTATGACAAGAATGGATATACTCGTGTATCTAATCTTGGCGTTTTCGTTGAGTCTATGAGTGTAACAGAGTCGCAGATTAAGCTTTGGAAGAACGATCTTCTAGAGCGTCCCGTCCAGCCAGATAAGGAGGACGATCCGCTCGGTACAACAACCGCTCCGGTGACTGCAGACTCTAATACAGGTGCTGACGACCTGCCTTTCTAATAGTACGACGATACCCTAAGTCTACAGGCTATTATAAAGAAAACAGAAAGCGGTGCTGACAACCGTTCGGACAATAATTAAAATAGGTAACCTCATAAATGCAGAAGGCCCCTGCACGAGAATGGTCAGTGGTGGAAGACTGATGGGAAATCCATCAGCCCCTTCAATAAAGCTTAAGCTTATGAAAAAGAAAGTACAACCAATAAAAACGCCCGCCCCAAGCGAGCATTGTGCTAAGTGCTTTTACAAATTTGATGACGTACACAGCGAGACTGGTTTTTATTGCATTAAATTGCATCATCCAGTTTCGGATAATGGAAGTTGTTAATATGTATAGCACTAAAACCGCTATCACAATGAGTCTTAGAGACTTATTGGATAAGGTGAGTGATTATGACATCTATAGCTATTACTTAGGGTCTATAAAGCCAAAGAAGCTGATTAACAGCCCTTTGAGACCCGACGATAAGATACCTTCATTTGCTATATTTCCTACAAATGATGGTACTTTATTGTTCAAAGACCATGGAACTGGAGTAGCAGGTAATGCACTAAAGTTCCTGAAACTATACAAAGGCATTGATAACCGCGAAGAACTTGAGCGTGAGCTCTTAAAAATAGTCAAGTGGGTAAATCCTAGCCAGACAACACGAAAGGCCGTCAGAAAGGCTGAAAATGGGCCTAGTGAGCTTAATTTCGGCATAGTAAGACAACCTTTCACAGAGGTAGATAAACAGTACTGGAAACAGTTCCATATATCTATGAATACTCTTAAGAAATTTGATGTATTTAGTATTAAGTATTTCTTGTGCAATGATGTTGTACGAGGGATATATAAGGATGATAATCCTATGTATGCTTACAAGGTAGACAGTAGATTCAAAATCTATCGTCCACTTGCAAGTAAGTATACAAAATGGAGAACAAACTTAACTAATGCTAATATACAAGGTTATGCTCAACTACCACCATTTGGTAATCTGTTGATTATAACTAAATCTCTTAAAGATGTAATGTGCTTGTATGAGATGGGAATTGCAGCGATATCACCCTCCTCTGAGACTACCTTTATATCGGAAGATATATTGGAAGAACTCAAGAAGAAATTCAAACACATCGTTATATTATTCGATCGTGATGAGGCGGGTGTCAGAAATGCTAGACAGTATAGCAAACAGTATGGCTTAGATGCTATATTCGTTCATAAAAAGTTTAAGGCAAAGGACGTATCCGATGCTGTTAAAGCTAACGGGTTCTTTGTCGTTAAAGAATGGTTAACTAAAACAGTAGAAAGATATGATTAACTGTATAATTGGTTCCATAATTGGAACGTTAATTGGCTTGTGTGGTTGTGTAATATATGCTAACTACACGTTTAACTCTTGGAAAAAGAAGATTGATAAGCTGATTGAGGATGCAAACACTTTTAAGATAACTCTTAAAAATGAAATCTACAGGGAGGGTTAAGAATGCGACGAAGGTCGATGCGTATGGGCTACATTTTCGTAGCAAACTCGAACTCTATACGTATGAAGCTTTTATGAAAGCAGGGATACCTGTTAAGTATGAGCCAAAGCATTTTACTCTTCTTCCTAAGTTCGAATTTATGGGCGAAAAAATAAGGCCTATCACATATCTACCAGACTTCGTTGGACGAGGTTTTATAGTAGAATGTAAAGGCCTTATGGGGGATTCGTTCCCTCTTCGCTGGAAATTATTTAAGTATTATCTACACAAGCATCACGCTAAGACTAAGCTATATCTGGTGCGTAACCAGAAGCAAGTCAACGAGATGATTGAAGAACTGAAGAAAAGATGACACTTGAAGAAGCAAACAAAATAGTAACACTACATATGACTTATAATGGTTCTGGATGGTATTGGGTAATAGATACTCATACGCCATATAAAGCTATTGTGAGTTATAAAACATATGACAGTCCTGAAGAGACGTTGTTATCTTTAGAAGGATTCTTAAGACATTTTACTAAAGATGTATTAAAAAGTGGTGATACTATACGTAAATATGTTGAGAAACATAAACCAAAAGAATGATGGATATTTCGATTCCATACTACGAGGATTTAACTCGTATAAGTAATAGCAATATTGGCTGGTTTCTACAGAAGGGACCAGCCTTTTTACATAAAATGCTAACTGATCCACCTCCTGAGGAGAAGAACAGTGTGTTGGAGAGAGGTACTATGATACATGAGTATCTTCTTCAGCCAGAAGAGTTCCAAAAAGACTATGTTGTCTGGGACAAAAGTAGACCTTTTTCTGCACAGCAGGAGAAGTTCTGTCAGGCATTAGCCAATACACTTGAAATAGAGCCTGATAAAGCTGTTCTAAGCGCTTATAAAGAAGCGTATAGTACAGCAGGAAAGTCTGATGACAAAATGCTGTCAGAAGGGCTTAAAATAGCCTCTACGTTGAAGGATTATATAGACTTCCTAAAAGAAAGAGATGGAAGACTTATGATAACCCCTTCAGACTACCAAATGTTGAAGAAAATTCGTAATAATATTGAAGCACATAAGCTTGCAAAAAAGCTGTTGTGGCCAGATGGTTATGGGTCTCCTTACAAATATGAGGAAGGAGTAAAAGAGATGTTTGGAGAACTCCCGATTGAAGTATATCACGAGTTTCATATTAACTGGGGATATGAGAATAAAATAAAGTGCAAATCCCTATTAGATAGTATTACGTTAGACTTCAAGAATAAGAAGGCAACTATAATGGACTTAAAGACTACAGCTAAGCTGTGGCACTTTGAAGAAAGTATAGAGATGTATGATTATCTAAGACAACTATGTTACTACAGTATGGCCACAAGATGGTATCTTGTGAACGAATGTAATGTAAGTACAGATGAAATCTTTGAATGGACTTTTGAGTATTACATTATAGGAATAGACACTACAGGTTCAAATGAAATCAGAGTGTTTAAGATTGAACAAGATATGGTAGAACTTAGAGAAACAGTTATTATGAATGCTCTTGATGAAATAGCTTGGCATCAGAAGAATGACAAGTGGGAGCATAGTAGAGCCTATTATGAAGGAGATGGAAGTGAAACCTTAAACCTATAATGTTTATAGAAAAGAAGATAAAAGGAAAACGAATACCAGAAGTGTCTGGATTTGTAAACGGATACGCGTATGATTTAGACTATCCTAGTTTAGACAATCATATATTCTTGATGTTAAAAGTACTTCCAGAAAATGGATTACTTGACAATGAATTTAAATTGCAGTACGGAGATGTATTTGTAAGAACTTATATTAAGAATATTGATTTTAAGCCGTACAATATTTATGTATTTAAACGAAATTTAGATATAATAAATGAAGTATTGGCTATAGGTAGTATTGAACATGTGTTACCATTGGAAGATGATGATTCGTTATACTTCCCAGATGATTATTCGTTGACTATAGAAAACAAAAAAAGAGCCTTAGGTAATTAAACCCGAGGCTCTTTTGTTATATAACTCCGTTTGTGTCAATGGTGTTGTGAAACACTGTTGGCACATTTTTTTATTTTACACGCGGAGCTATATTCAACGCGTTGTTTACTTTTTCAAACGTTGTATATTGTTATTCGTATTGTCTTCCCATTGGGAACATTCGTTCTACTTTATCTACAGGGCTTATACTTGGTGTAGGAGAATATGGAGAGCTGCTAACATTTCTAATAAAGTCAATGATTGCTTCTTCTCCTTCTGCTCCACCTATTAACGAATTGAGTAGTCCAGCTCCAGCTGACATCGGACCGTAATCATGAAATCTATTCCAACGTTCATCTGTAGCGGAAGGCGTACCTAGTTTTGTATAATCCATAGGAGACAAATTGTTGACTGTAAAACCTGCTTTTTCTTTTGCTGCAGCAGCACTAAAGCTTTCTTTTAAGTTTGCTATAGGCATTTCCGGCAGTACAATACTAACAGGTAATGCAAGTGGTGTTAAATACCAAGGAGATAATAACCAAGGTGCATTTTGTATGACTTCGTATACTCTACGTTTACCATACATT